ATGTTCAACGTAGATGTCAGGCTGGATGATTTTAGCTATGCGAAGTATCAAATGAATAAGCTTCGCATGACCACCTCCTCTCAAAAAAGAAGTCGCCGGCCAACGCAGGACGAAACAGATCGTCTTATTGAAGCCCTAAAAGTCAGAGAAAAAAGTTCATATAAAAACATTCCTTTCTCCGAAATATTCATGTTTTCAATTTTAACATGCATGCGCGTTGGCGAGGTCACCCGTATTCGGTGGGAAGATATAGATCACGTGCAAAAAGCGGTTGTTGTACGAGACAGAAAGGATCCTCGCAAAAAGATAGGTAATCATATGAAAGTTGCCTTGCTTGGTGATGCCTGGGAGATTGTTATGAGGCAACCCAAACGAGAGGAATGTATTTTCCCATTCAGGCCGAAAAACATTTCCCTTACGTTTGCTCAGGAACGTAACAAATTGGGTATTTCCGATCTGCGCTATCACGATTTGAGAAGAGAGGGAGTTAGTAGATTATTCGAAGCTGGATTCACTATTGAGGAAGTCGCGCAGGTGAGCGGACATCGCTCTCTTAGCACGCTGTGGCAGGTTTATACCGAGCTTTTCCCTAAATCTCTCCATGATCGATACGATGAATTGCAGAAAATTAAGCTTTCATTAAAACAAGAGGAGCCTGTTGATGAAAAATGAAAGAGAGCCCAATGTTGGAAGAATGCGCGATTTAGTTGAATTCGGTTCAATTTACAGCTCTATGGCTCAGCTGATGGTGCTCAAGCTGTCTTTCAAGGATACCCTAGCCGAGCACGCATTAACCGAAAAAGAATTTCCTTATGTCGATATCCTTAGATATGGCAAAGAAGCTAATTACTGAAATGCAGCGTAACGTAGATGCTATTGAGGCGGGGATGGAGCATCCGTCTCTTAAGTTTATGGACTGAGTATTTCTAAGAGTGACACCTGATAAATTTACAGCTAAGCCCTGTGGATAACAGGTGATATCATCTCCCCCGCCTATTATTTCAGCTACCAAATTTTATCTAACAAACCAACACCAGGGTTTGTCAGGACTATAGCACCTCACGGATGAGTCCCCTTTAGTGGACGAAAGAGAGGTATGCCTAACCAGTTGTGTTTACTTCTGGTTCTAACTCAGAAACTTCCCAAGGGAGCATAACATGAAGATTTATCTGCCTCCTATTTGTGCAGCGATAGTAGTACTCATGCTGATTGAGGCATTGCTGCAAAAGGGCCTTTACTTTTCATAGGGCCGGAGACGTTTGGGTGACATGAGGCCGTAGAGATGCGGCTTTTTGCGCGCCAGCAACCACTAAAGAACTCACATCACATAATCTATACAGAGTGATTTATTTATCAAAATCTGGGGATTAGTATTGTCCGGTAACACAGCAAGTGTTGCGAACGACAAGATAAAGACACCTATTTGCCCGCCTCGTGCAGGTTTTTTATACTTAAATTCTGATAATTTTAAGAGCTTATTTTATGTAAACAGCATCTATGGCAAATTGTCACTACGCTCCTACCCTGGTGCATAACTAAAACATCATCGTCATATCGCCCGCATATGCGGGATTTTTTTGCCTGAAATCCAAGGCTAACCCGCCTCGTTCAATTTTTTGTATCTCAGCCTGAAGAATTACTGACCTATGCCGATAACAGTCTTACCAGGGAATTAAACCCCAAATAAGATCGACGGCATTACATTTCAAGCCCGCCTCGCGCGGGTTTTTTGTGTCTATCGCTCAAGGTTTATGCGATACGGTCGATAACTTCAGTGCCCGAGACTGCAAGCCTCAGGTCTATAATAAGACTTCATACAGCAAAATTACTGGTTGGCCCGTCCTGAGCGGGCTTTTTTGTCTTCAGTCTCGCTGACACAACCAGAAGATGACATTTAGACAATTCTCACAGTTAATAAGCACCTGCGAGCTAAGCTGAACAGGTAACACACAGCATTGTGTTGCCTACGATAAGATTAGGACACACCAATTGCCCGCCATGTGCGGGCTTTTTTGTGACTAACGCTCCAGCACCCGAACCGCCGCCTCCATTGCTTTTACCATCAATTCTGTTCTTTCCTCTCCCTTATGCGCCAGCGCGGTTCTCAGCGCATCTGCTATCACCATCTGTTTAGAATCAACGCCAAAATCATGCAGCGTGAACACCATATCGCCTACTATGCGGCACATCTCCTCGTAGAGTTCGTCTGCTTCGTTTGAGTACATAGCCAACCCCGCTCGCTTTTCGACCAAATCACGATATCACGTTCTGTTATGGCGGGTTTCTTATGGCCTCATAAAACTCTGCATAATTCTGACTTTCACTTTTCTAACAAAATATAAAGCGAAGTAGGGAAGGTTTAGTGTTTAGCTGTGCAGGTTATGTGTGTTTTTTCATCTAAATAGATGACCCGGTATCCATACCGGGCTTTTTTATCTCTTCGGTCTGCCTCTCTGATTTACGAGAGCCTGATATTTAATCACTCACCCCGTAAGCCTGCTCAGACAGAAGCAGAACATTCACTGCCTGGTCGCCATGCTTTTTTATGGCTAATAATTAACCATGTGCTTTACTGGGGTCACGGATGAAATTTATTGGTGAACTTTGCCACACCCGCCTACGCGGGTTTTTTTCATATCCGCGATTTCAAACGGCTAATATGTACGGGATTCAAAGTTAACCCAGACCCTCTTATTGCTCTGGTTGCTTTACTTTGCCTCTCCGGCTTATTGCTCCACCTTTACGACCGGCTTCAACCGCACGCCTGGGGTCATTCTTGAAATTTCCACCACTGACTTTACCGCCTTTGCTACCCGCTTCTTTAGCACGCTCAGGATTTTCCGCAAAGTTACCAGTTCCACCACGATGTGCAGTCATTGTTCCTCCCGTCTGGGTTAGATAAATCTCTATAAGCATAGAACCATTTCTTATCCTTAGCGCTTTATGTATGTGTATTAAGGTTTTTGCCACGTGCCTGTGAAATGGCAGAGATGTAACGGTAATAACCGAGCGACTGATACTTCTCTAATTTGAAGGCTTTGCAGGCCACTGCACATCAGGCGCATCACTTAAGTCAGTGTCGTTAAGCACGTCGATATAATCCATCCATGCATTGAGTGAGGCTGACTCTTTCTCGGTAAGTTTGCGGCTCATAAGCAGCTTAGTTTGCCAGACGGTAATCGCCTGCGTAGCCTGGTCTAGGAGGGCTTGCTTATCTTTGTCAGCTAAAGCCTTATAATCCGGTTCTGGTATCTTCTCCAGATGGGGGCCAGACTCATCGAATACGCTGCTGTAACCTTCGGGTGGATTAAAGAAGGCCGCATAGTCTTCATCGCTGATATCAGTTAAGTCACCGGGTAAACTCCCGGCATCAACATAAGGCTGCTGCGAAATAGTTCCTTTCGGATAGAACGCCCGCGCGCTCAGGCTGTACATATAGCCTGCTTCTTCTTTCTGAATTTCTTCTGGAATCACTGCATCTTGCGTGCTTTCGATTTCTTCCGGCATATTAATAACCTATCGCGATAAAGTTGATGCGGCATGCGGAGCTGGTCTGACCCCACACGTGTATGTCAAAGTTACCCGTTCTGCTCTGGGCAAAGTTAATTCCCGCCAAGCTCGTGGCTCCCGTGTTATCCCCAAGGCATGGTATTACCGCGCAAACCGCTGCGGGGAAAGCTGTTGGGTAAGGAACAGTGGCTTCGCCCGATGAGTTCAGGGTGACTACAGCTGTACCGTACATGACCCTGAATGTCCTGACCGAAGAGACCACATCAAAATATCCGTTACCTGAAGCAGAAGTACCGCTGAACCCCGCCGCCGCCATCGATGCTCTGGCAGCCGCTGTGCTTATCCAGGACATAACATTGATGCCTGACAGATTCTGTCCGTTCATATTCAGAGCACCGGAAAGAGTGCCGCCGCCTGCCGTAAAAGACTTACAACTTATGGCATTAGCAAAAGCTGCAAGGCTTGCATCAATCGATAGCCATGCGCCTGAATTGCTTTGAGAGTTATTAACTACAAAGTTTGATCCAGAACCGGTGCCAAAAAATATTTGTCCCGCTGTAGTCTGAGCGCCGTAATAACTGTTTGCATCTGAATTGGTTCTGTTTGCATTAAAGCTAAGTGTGCCGCCACCTTCGCGAGAAATTGTACCTGACGCTTTGACTTGCCCTGTAATTGTGCCGCCTGTAGTGGTATCAAGTTTATTCGCCATGTCGGCAGTCAGCTTTAAAAAGCTACTAATGGTCACACTGTTGCCATCTGGCGCGGTCAGCGTCACATTTCCGGTTCCGGTCATAATCTGCTGCCAGCCATCCATCTGTGACTGGTAATAGCTCAACTGAGCAGCGAGACGTCGCGCAAAGTCAGGAACTGAGTCGGTATAGAAAGACAGGATGGCGTAAGCCTGCCCCGCAGCAATCGTCCCGGGTGACGTCTTGAGCGTCAGCTTAGTTGCGCTGGTTACACTCGCAATCTCATACATCTTAACCGTGCCAGAACCGGGAATAAGCAGAGCCTGGCCTGCACCAATCGACTGCTTGTTATCCAGCCAGTTTGTACCTGTGCCGGTTACTGTCGTTCCTGATACGGCAATCGTGCCGGTGGTATACCATGCCATTTACTTTTCTCCGGGCAATAAAAAACCCGGCACAATGGCCGGGCTGGATTATTTATATTTCAATTCAAATGAATATACAGATCGTTATGATCTAAATCATTCATTTAAATACAAATGAATTAGGTGTTCTTATATGATCCAGACTAAATTCACAGAAAGCGAATATGAAAAAGATTATTACACTTGCTGTTATTACTCTGGCTTTAGCCGGATGCGCATTAGGCACGCCGCCTGTTTGTTATAACAAGGCCAATATTGCAAATCACGCTTACGACATACCCGTATTCAAAACAGAGAACGGAAGATATCTTGCCGGTTATCCTTTCCATACATGGACAAATAAATCTGAGTTTGTCGATACCGCTGAGTGCGACAGGTTAAACCCCTAACGCCTGCCGGTAATAGGCATCGTAATAATTGCACTCAGTGTAACCTATCGTTCCGGCCACCCATGTTGGTGGCCTTGAATTCCCGTTGTAAGCCGTTTGCTGGTACCTGTCATTTGCTGTGGCCGCGTAATTACCTGCTGAGTTCATGCCCCCACTGGCACATTCAAACCATTGCGTTCCGACAGAGGGAAAGCTCGGGTCACTAGGCTGAAATAAGCAGCTTGTAACTCCATTAGTTGAAGCAAGAGGCACAGATGAAGTAATCGTTCCACCGTTCAGGATACTCATCCGCAGAGGCAGGCAGTTGCTGTGCCATACCATTTTGTCCGCGCCGCCGTTATAAAGAAAGAATCCCCAGTTAGGTATATTCACCAGCATCTTTGCAAATAAATAAATTCTGCATGGCTGCATGGGAAATAAGCCAGTATTACCCCTGAACTGTAATGCCCAGTAGCCGTTCTGATTTATTTCATTCCACCATACATGATCGTAACTATTATTCGTTGCGCGATGAAAAGCTATCATCGGGACCGAAGCCGGAATACTGGTTTGCAAAACCTGATTGTACGCCGGGGTCAGGTCGATTACCTGAACCAGATTATAGGGCGTAAAGTCAGGAGCCAGCTTCAGTGTTCTCGGCTTCGTACTGTTATCATAAAGAGTAAAGCCAAAATATTTGGAACTGTCTGAACCGGGTGCCGGTGTGGCCGTCACCATAATTTTGCAGGTATTCGCCACGTTCCATGAGACGGTCTGGCCGCTGACAGAGACGTTATAGCTTCGGGCATCAGTGCCTACAGCCGAGAACGTATTCATCAACGCCGCGCTAATTACAAAGTTCGGATACGAATAGGTTTTACTTCCGGCACCTGAAATAGTTGTGATATCAACCACGAAGTTGAATGACATTGAAGCAAGGACATCAAATGATGTCCCCTTGATGAAAGTCTGAAGTCCAAAACTCATAGTCTTCTACCCATGACGGCAGCGGGATTATTATTTTCGTCGTAAGATACGATACGTATATTCGTCTGAACCATCCTCCCCTCACCGGCCACAGAGCCGTTATTTTCAAACGTTCCATTTTTATCAAGCCGCCATCCTGTGGTGCTGGCTACATAGTTAGTAGACTGAATGTAGTTCCCGATCATGGCATTTGTTATCCAGCCCTCTCCAATAAAAGCCTGACTGATAAACACCTGCCCGTTCTGTACGGTAAACGGGGAATAAAAATTCTGCCCGGTAGCGGACATTATTGAAAAGCGGTCAGCAAGAAAGAGAACCTGCGACTGGATTCCCTCTGGCGTGCTCTCTACACCGATGCCCATTCCCGCAGCGTACTGCCTGCCGTTCTGATCGACGGCGACCTTAATTGAATATTGGGCTGAAAGCTTACCGTCGAGAGTCGCCATAGCAGAAGACGTTTCCTGAACAATAGCCGTGTTGTCATCAACGCTTGCCTGTACCTGGCTGAACTTCTCCGCATAAGCCATATCATTGGTCACAATGGTTTTATTGGTTTCAATGATTTCAGCTTTGCGGTTCCCGTCCTGCGCGCGCCAGCGCTGGATATCAGCATCGTTCGCTAATGAGTTTTCGATATCAGCCCAGTACATGGCTTCTATCGCGTCAATGTTGGTATCAATTTTTGAAACGAGTTCCTTACCGGCATCTGTTTCAAGAACACGGTCAACAATATCGCCTAATAACTCATCTGCATTTACATTACTCGCTCCCCCAATAAAACCTGTCCAGTCACCCGTATTGCCGATGCGGTCTACAAGGCGCGCACGATACCAGCGGCGAACGCCAGCAGGCATAGGGCCGTGTTGATAGCTGACACCAGGATAAGGAACATAAGCAAGGAACTGCGGATTTTGTCCGTCGGCTGTCGTGGCCACCTGTATTTCTGTGTAAGACGTATCACCGGCCCCGTCAGGAAATGCCCATGTCACGTCGATTGCCCAAACAACATTATCCGTCGCAAACAGATTTACCGGCGTACCGGGTTTTCCTGCCTTACCGTTTAGCGTTGTAGAATCCGCGTATCCCCACGGTGAAGAAACTTCCACTGCATTGACGCCACGTACACGAACGTCATAAACGCCCGTATAAATACCCTGAATACTGAAGCCCTGAGCGCTTGTGTGGCTGACATTAACCCAGTCACCTTTATCCTTACGCCACTGCGCTACGTAACTGATCGCTCCTTCAACGCGATCCCACGTTACCTGCATTGAAGAAACTGACAGGCCCTGCTCAACGAAACTGACTTCAGAAATTTTGATATTAGCTGGCGCTTTCAGCACGCTGATTGGGGTTACTGTTATCGGGGCTGGCTCAATGCGTACACCATCATCAATGTATCGATACTTATTAGGGTCATGCTGAACGCCTGAGATAGTGAACGTTCCGTCATCGTTTCCGGCAACGGATGTCACCCGGAAATATTGAATAGCCAGATTATTACTGTCGATTGCCCAGACTGCACCAGTAACAGGTGTGATACGGAAGGCAGTGTTAACGCTCACCGTTTTTTTATCAGCGCTGATGCTGCCAATAGTTCGCGTCTGTGCAGTGCCATCAGGCAGGTTTACAACAAGCCTGTCACCGGAAGAATAATCAATGGCCCGGTCGAGGGTTATCCGCTGACCATTAACCTCGCTGATGCGGCCACCATTCTGCTTGCCGGACCTGAACGGGTCAGCGACGCCGATAATCTCTGCTGGTATCGGGATATATCCATCCAGTCCCACACCAAAAGAAACTGTACCGTCTTTGGCATTGGACAGGATGGCCCAACGACCGCGCCGGTGAGCTTCGCTCTGCGACGTGCAACCAACAGCTGTCAGACTCATTTCACGTACATCGTAGCGCTGCACCAGGTCAGAATCGTAAACGCCCTCAACAGTATCTGAGTAGTGATTGACCGGATCGGACCAGCTCACCTGACAGGATGAGTAACGGTTTTTGTAGCTGCCACCTGCATAGGTGAACAGCCCGTCAATCACGTTAGAAGCGTGGTAAATAAAATCAACGTCAACGTTGCCGTCAGAATCAACCTGCGGCACATCGGCGTTAACAAAAATCTGACTGTTACCCCAGAACGTGATGCCACGGAATATCGCCGCTATGTCCTTCAGGACAGTGTAAGCATCCTGCTGGCTCTGGATGAAGACGTTACAGGTAAAGCGAGGCTCCGTGCCGCCAGCACCGTCCGGTACCATCTGATCGCAGTACTGCGCAATGCTGTACAGCTCCCATTTGTCGATCATGGAGGCATCGACACGCGTACCCATACCGAATATTTTATCCAGCACCAGGTCATAGAAAATCCATGCAGGGTTATTGGTGTAGGCGTATTTGAAATCACCCTCCCAAGTTCCGGCATACGTGCGTGAAACCGGGTCATAGGTTGTCGGCACCCGGACCAGGCGGCCTTTGGGCTTGCAGGTCACTTTAGGTGCCTGCCCGCTGAACTGGCTCGCATCGACCTCAATATAAAGCAGTGCGGTATTGGGATAACGCAGCTTGCTGTCAATAACCTCTGCGAAAGAGAAAACCTTGAAGCCGTTTACCAGCTTCGATGAGGTTGAGTCAGCCGTAATGCGACGAACGCGCAAAGCCCATCCGCTTGAGGCTTTCGGTAAATCTATACGATGGTCGCGCTGATATTCAGAGGTGGTTTTACCGTTGAAGCTGCTGTCGACAACCGTGACCCATGAGCCACCATCGGTTGACAGGTCTATAGCGTACTGCGTAACCGTACCAACCATGTCACCATTATCTTTGTACTGATACTGGACCGGAAGACTTAACTTAATACGCACAGCATCGAGTGACAGATTGCTGTACTGGCGGGTCCAGGGTACTGACTGCGTAACCGCAATATTCACAGAAAGTTCGTTATCGACTTCCGGCATGCCCTGAATATAATCCTGATCCTGCGTACCTTTGCGCCAGTCCCAAATTACGCCGGTGAAGTTATAAGTGCCGTCATCATTTGCGAGCTGCGTATCATTCAGGTAAATCTGCTGCGCGGTTAATTCACCCTGAATTTCACCTTCAGAAATGGCGAGAAGCATTTTTAATTTTGCAATGGAGAGCAAATCATCCGCCTGCTCTACCGGCGTGTGTGCGCTACCGCCGCCGCCTTTACTGCCCTGAATAGTGGCACCTTCAAGAAGTCGCATATCTCACCCATAAAAAAAGCCACCCGAAGGTGGCCTGAAATTTAATGCAGTTGTTTTACTGCTGGTCGCTGGTAAAGCTGCCTGCGCTGATAATTGCGCCGCCGATCTCTCGTTGTCCATACAGCACGGGCACGGGATACCCCATCGCCACGGTATTAACCGGCGCGCCAAAAGCGTAGTTAGGCTTATTATCCGTACTGGATGAAGCGCCTATGTTGTATTTAGGCTGCGGCGTAAGCATCTGCACTACACCGCCCAGCAGCATACTGATACCCAGGCTGGTTAATGCTGTTGTGGCAAGCCCAACGGCTGTTGTAGTTCCTAATGCAGCACCGTATGCAGCAAGTGATGCACCAGCGGTAAAGAATGCTGCAACGATAGCGACCGCCCCAATAATGATTTGCAATGTGCCGCCACGTTTCGAACCCTCAAGAACAGGCTCCATTTCAAATTCATTTTCAGCTGAGGACATATCAAATTCCTGCAAGCCGATATTTTCTTTGCCGCTGAAGAAGGCGAAACGCACACCGTTTAAATGCGCATTTGATACGTACTTTTTGAAACCGGGTATCTGTGAACACATTGCCCGCAAAAGCTCCCGCAAATCAGCCACGTGAAACTGATGAGAATGGCCAAACATTTTCGCCATCGGCCCTTTGAGGCGCATTGTTTTAAGCATCCACCAGCTCCTTTCTCCGTACCACTCTTACCGTGCGGGTTCGCCAGTATTCGCCATACGGAACACGGGAAGAGAGATTGCCGAAGTTATGATGAAGAATAATGTTATCACCCAGATAAACAGCGGCATGGTTAGTAACCGGTGCGCCTATCTGCATCATGATCATGTCGCCCTTGCGCATCTCTGCCGCAGGCACTTCGATAAAACCTTCTGACTGCCAGTTATCGTCATATCGGTTTTCTTTGCCATCAATCCACCACTCATAATCAACTGACCAGTTATTAAGGTGGAGACCATGTTCCTGCTGGTAGTAATCCATAATGAGCGTCCAGCAGTCGGCAAAACCCAGTACCCAACGTCTCCCGACTAATTCGCGGTTTACTCGCGGGGAAAATGTACAAAAGTCGCCGTCTGGCCATGACATAATTCCCCATTCCACCCCTGAGTAATCACACATTACCCTGTCTCTTTCTGACGGGATAAGTTGTGGCACATCCGGGTGTGAATGAATGACCATCAGAATCGTGCCTTCTGATTCAGCGGCACGTTTATCTTCCGGTGACAGAATGAAATGCGCGGTGGGTTCTTCCGAGATATTGCGGCACGGGACATACTTTTGCGTTCTGCCACACTGAATAATGAGCCCGCACGCTTCTTTAGGGTACTCCGCTGCAACATGCTCGCGTATCGCATCCAGAATCTTTTTGCGCATAGTTATTTCCCCTGAAGGTTTGCAGCAGGAAAACCACCATAAGGTAACGGCTGATCTTCCCCAAACCTCGCCTTACAATCCGCTAACCGGCCACCGCAAATATCTTTCGATGGGTCAGCCGTTGGCGTGCCGTCTTTGGCAAAATATTTACTTCCGGCATAATCGCAGCCCGTACCCGTTCTGTACCATCCACGCATGCACCAGGTGCAGACAGGGGTAATCTGCCGGGATGGAAGCTGAAGGCTCTGAATGTCGAACGGGGAACATAATTCAAAATCCACCTGAACGCGGTTTTCAGACGATTTGGCATTCACATAAAAAAGCTGAACGCGCTCTTCCTGCGGATTTGCATTTGGATTACCCGCCGTCCAGTTTGCTGCATCAAGGTATTTCGCCAGGGTGGTGTGGATGCGTACCTTTGCCTTCACCATGTCGTCAAACTGAAGGCACAGCGCTGTTACATAGTTCCCCACGTTACCCACCGATAACTTTGGCGTGGGCTGCGAACCAGAACTGCTCATTTCAAGTCCGGTCAGCTCGTAAGGGTGCGGATCGTACTCGTTTCCCTGCCAGATAATGGAGGGAAGGTTTTCAGCTGCAAAAGACTTCCATCCTTCAGTTGGCAGGTTGTAGGCATGAAAGCGCAGGATGATATCCATCCCGAACTCTGTACCGTCAATCTCAATCAACTGAACTAACTGACCGGGCTCTAATGCCTGAACGTCCTGAATAAAGCTCATTTTTCACCCATAAAAAAAGGCGCCGAAGCGCCTGAATATTTGTGACATGTCACGGTGCAAAGGATTGCTCAAAAGTGAAAGCAACCTCGACAAAGTTTCCGTTAATAAACTTGGGGTTTATCGAGTCGGATTTAACCCGATAGAGCTTTTTTTCACCCCATGGATTCGTCCACCAGAAAGATGCCGTTACGTGAGCTTTAAGAAATTCCCTGACCGGAGCCATAGCGCTGACTCTCCCATTACAGGTGAGCGACCAACTTTCCGCAGCATCATTAATCCCTTTTCCCGCCACCTGCTTATAACCATCACCGAACTGCGCCTGAACGGTGGAAATATTCAGCTGTTCGCTTGCTTCGGTTCTGGCACACCAGGTGAATGTGTCAATAGCCATTTGTCACCATCATTTTATGAGCGATACAAAATGCCACCTGGTGAAATCTCTTTTCTCAGGCGTTCTGTGATCGTGGTTTGCACTATGGATTTGAGTTGTGTGGCAGCGCTGGAGGTACTTGAAGCAGAAGAATCGCCTGAGCCTTCACCCTGAACGATGCTTACCGGCGCATCAACGTGAATGATTGTGCTCCCTTTGCCAGATGCATTATCAACGCCGGAAGAGTACGCGCTGATACCCGCAGCACCATCCACGACCCCGCCATTTGCATAACCTTTCATCAGACTGTAAAGGTTAGAAACGCCGATGCGATCTGTGGCTTCTTTCGTAAATACGAACTCTCCCTTATGAACAATGCCTGCCGGATCAAACTTTCCGCCTGTGCCGGTAAATCCGCCTCCATCATATGCGCTGAAGCTTGTAGACATGCCCATTGCACCCGTTGATGCTGCCGAACTTGCACCGGCAGCTCCTGCCGCTGCGCCGCCAAAACTGCTGGCAACCGAACCCAAAATGCTTCCCCACGATGAACCCGCGCTGCTCATAGCGTTCACTATGGCCATCTGAAGCGCGACCTTGGAAATCATCTGAAGAACTGAAAGCCCCCACGACTTCCAGTCGGCCTGACTGCCCACCAGCATGGCTGACATGTTATCCAGCGCACTGTCCATCGTGGTGGTAATACCCTGCGATACAGTACCGGCTACATCACTGGTGCTGCTCAGCCAGTTCTGATACCCACGCGATGCACCGGATAACCAGTCCTGTTCAGCCGCAGCGGTTGCCTGATACTTTTTATCGAGGGCGTCCAGCGCCGCAGAGCGAGCAGCCATGGCTTCCGCCCCCTTGTCGGTTTTATCAAAGACGCGCTCAACCTGCTGCTGCTCGTTAAACCGATCACGCTGGCGGTCTCCCATACCTGCGGTACCGGAGGTAAGCGCTGCATCATCACTGTACTTACGCGCGGCTTCACGCAGGTCCTTAAGGGATTCAGTCATTTCACGCTGCTTGCGGACAGCCTCGTCAGCTTTCTGTGACCAGATAGCCAGCTGTGTTGAAGCAGCCTGAATAGCCTTTCTTTGCTCGTCAGTCCACTTGGCCCCGTTCTCATGTGAAGCGGCGTAAAGGTCTGCGGCCTTTTCCCCCTGAGACGCTCTGATGCGCTGAACCTCTGTGGCAACGCTGAGGTCAGCTATTTTGCGGGAATACTGTTCAGCCACCTGAGTGGCAGAACGCTCTTCCTTGGCCTGATCGCTCAGCGCCTTTTTACCTGCCTTCAGAGATTCAGAAAGGTTTTCCTGCTTCTGCCACGCCTCCACCGTATTACTGATGAACTTCTGGCGCGCCTCTGTATATTCCGGCGTATTCGTCAGCCCGGCATCATCAGCTGAATATTCAGCCTGTCTTCTGATGCGACTGACGCCAGAGAGACCGGCAATCTCACTGTCCCGCTCAGACTTCTGAAGAAGCGCGCTTTGTTTGGTGCTCAGCTGAGCGGCGGGAATGCGAAACGGTGCACTGCCCAGACCGCTTCTGGCTTCCAGCAGCTGATTACCCAGAGACATGAGACGGTTAAATTCGGTGTGCTGGCCGTTCATCATCAGAAGCGACTGGTAAACAGAGTTTTGCTCTGATGCCTGTTGCCTCAGCAAAAAGACGCGTCGGTTTTCCAGCGTTTCAAGAACAGACTGCACGTCCTGAGATCGCGACTGCATCTGGTTCAGCCGTTCCTGCTCTACCGCAAGGCTTGATGTAGCCTGCTCCAGACCCGACGAAACCGACTCCATGCTGACCAGGTGATTAATGAGGTAACCGCCCACGGAGGGACCGGGGCTGGCAATAATCTGCTGATAGCCCTGAATCTCCGTTTTAAGCTGACTTACTTTTTGAGCCTGTTCATCGACCAGCCGGTTCTGTTCCGCCAGTGATGCTTTGGTCTGAACCTGATTATCAGAAACTTCCGGCAGCGCCATGCCCGGAGCCGCTTTTTTCACGTCCTCCAGGGTATTCATATAAGCCCGCGCAGATTCGCGGGCCTGCTCCTGCCGCTGGTACATGGTGTACCATGCCCCGGCACCCAGCATCACCAGACCGGGGATACCCCCGACCAGACCCAGCGCACTGCTGGTCAGCCGGGAACCCAGCGATGTCATGCTGTTGAGTCGCTCCTGAGCAGCGGTGCGGGCGGCGGCATTTCTCGTAACAGCCAGCTGCGCCGCAGCCAGACGACGTTCTGCCGCCTCCTGCGCTGTCGTGCCCCGTGCTGCAACCAGCGCCTGCTGTGCCCGATAGACTGCGGCTCGCGCCCGCGCCGTGGAAATCTGTGTCCCGTGTATCTGCGCCTGAGTCAGGGCCACTTCATTTTTATAAGCGGTAATGATACCCGCAGAGGCAGAAAGCGCACCCGACGCCATGCCGCCAAAGAAGCGGGCTGCCCCCACCGCCACCAGTGCCCCGGCGACGGTCGCGACGGTATCAATGTTTTTGGCAACGCCTTCCAGCGCACCTGACAGGCTGGCGGTGGCACCCGATGTGGTATTCGCTTCACCAACCCACTGCTCAAAGGCGTTCTGCACTTTGGTGACTGAACCCGCCACGGAAGCTGGCAGGGAAGCAAACTCGCTCTGAAGTTTACCCAGCTGGCTGGTCAGCGCCGGGACAACCTTATCAATGGTCAGCTGACCCTGATCGGCCATCGCCTTTAAATCTTTTCGCGCAACGCCCATGCCTGCTGCCAGCGCACGAATGACGCGATCACCTGCTTCGTTCACCGCGTTAAATTCTTCGCCGCGCAGTACGCCCTGTGCAAGCGCCTGGCTGAACTGAGTGATAACAGAACTGCTTTCCTCAGTGCTGGCACCGGAAAGCTTCAGGCCGGTTGATACGGCTTCAGTAACTTTCAGTACATCCTGAGCGCTGTAGCCAAATTCGCGCATTGAGGCGGCAGAACGGGCATACAGATCGGCATTGTCTCCAAAGGCAGTGCCGGTGCGCTGACTGATTTCCATCAGCGACTTCTGCACCGTGCTGAACTCACTGGTGGATTGTGAAGCCTGCTTCAGTCGCGCATTAACGGCATTCCAGTTGTCTGCCAGCTCGATAAGATGCCCGGTCGCAAAGGCACCCGCAAACACGCCGGTCATCTCCAGCGCCGTTTCGCGGGTTGTCACCAGTTGCTCATTAAGTTCCTGAATGGCCCGCTGACTTTCGCGGGCTGCTGCTGCTGCCTTACGGCCACCCTGCTCCATTGAGCGGTAATAGTCCGTCCCCATACGGGACGCCCGCGCAATCTCACTCTGAAATGAAGAGGAGTTAGCAGATATTTTGATGATAAGTTCGCGCAGCGTAGCCATAAATTACCTTGTAATGGCTGCGCTAACCTGCCAGCGCAGCAAAGAAGTTTTCGAGCCCGTCAGATTCCTCCACAGGTTCAGGCTCCCGCCACTGAAGCAGCACATCATCCAGCTTCACTTTTGCCCCCTGAGAATTCAGCACGGCAGTAGCAACCTGAGCAGCCTGAATATCTCCGCGACGGTCACTGATTGGATTCACGCGGTCGAACTCAATCCACATTCTGAGTTCACTTGCCGTCAGGGTGCTTTTAAGTTCGTGCAGAGTGCGCCCCAGACGCAGCGCCAGTGCCATCAGGAAAAACGTGCCGGGCTCTTTTACTTTGCTTCCGCAGCGGCCTGCGACGTACTCAGGTCAAGCGCCTGCTTCAGAAGTCGCGCATGGACCGGACCATAAATCTGCTCAACCTGCGGGCGATCCTCGGCGGTGAATACCGGCATATCGTCTTCATCAAGCAGTACGTCAATGAACAGCACGACATCAGCACTTTTGTTGCGCAGTGCACGCTGAGCGGCGGTCAGGTTTTCCTCTTTTCCTTCAGGGTCAGGATTAATAATCTGCTGCCATTCAAGCCAGCCTTCACCGGAGGGCTCACGCAGCTTAACTTTTGCATTTTCCCATTCAGGGACCGCAACGATCTTGCTGCGAAATCCCGCCATCGGGGCCAGTGCCAGAGCGCGAAGAGGATTGCGTGATGCGTCTTTTGCCATTTTATTCTTCTCGTAATGAATCAGGAAAAGCGGCTTTCGCCGCTGCCATTAAGGTGTTACAGGCGCAGGAAGCACGGGAACGGGTTTGCCCTTAACGCGCAGGGTAAAGGATGCCGTCACGACGCCAGCCGTTGAGACGCTCCAGCTGTTCTGGCGCACTTCTGCCAGAAACGCATAGCCATTACCGGAAGGGAAAATCACCTGAAAGGCATGCAGCGTGTCGCCGTCATAGGCCTGACGCAGCGTTTCCTGTCCCACCTCATCAGCAGACCAGTTTCCCGACAGGGTGACTTCACCCGGTGCGGCCAGCCCGTTTGTCATCTCCTGCTCAGTGGAGCAGAGCGTGGTGGTTTCAATGTCGGACTTCTGTCCGCCAGTAAAGCTGATCTCCTTGGTAGAGCAGTTGATGCTCTGCCAGATCGCCCCTGACGGATTCGCCTCGGTTGCAGGCTCGGCGGAAACGTTGATTTTCGTTCCCTGCGTTTTTTCGTACTTTGAGGACATGGGTATCTCCAGATAGTAAAAAGCCGCCCGGAGGCGGCTGATTCAGGGGGTTAAGTCCAGAGCTGAACTTCCAGCGTTGCCCGGTAAAGGGACGTGTCAGACTCGTAGTCGTTGCTTTCATTAAGAGATACGGGATGCAGCGGCTGAAGCGCAGCCTGTACCTGATTGCGAATGGTGCGGGCTTCATCAGTGGATTGTGACCAGACATCTACCTGCAGCGTAGTAACCTTCTCCGCATGGCCGCAAAACACGTCCTCCGAAACAGCAGAAGGAAGCAGGAAAACGATCCACGGTGCTGGCGTCCCGGACGGCGCAACGTAAGGGAAAACATTACCGCCAGCCAGCTCACCAATAAGCGGAAAAATATCGGCTTCGGTCATTTTGACAGCACCTCATCAATCGCTTTATTGAGTTCGTCAAAAGCCGCTTTTGCGGCCTCTTCCTGCTTCTTGTCGTAAGCCGGTCGGACAAACGGATGCGCAGGCATTTTGGATGTCCCGTTCTCCAGATAACGCCAGTAAAAAGCGTTATTAGGCGATGAGGCTTTCATTTTGTTATCGCTGTTGCCCGTATCGGGATTTGTGCCACGAATATGAATGCCTGCAACCGCTTCACCCGGCGCTCCTTTACCAAAGAGCACAACGATATTTCGTTTAAGCTTGCCGGTTTTTTCCGGCGCTGTGTCTGCGACTTCCTGCTGAATGATTTCGGCACCAGCCCGGACAGAACGACGCAATACCTGTTTGCTCTCGGCCTTACTCAGCAACTCAAGTTCGCGGGCAATGTCATTCAGCCCAGAAAAATCGAGGTTAGAGCTAATCACTGTTTAACCCCCTTCTCACAAAGCAGTTCCAGACGTGTGCCGTTTTCAGCCGTTATGGCTGACTTAATGTCATAGACCGCACCGTTTCCGGTAGGTGGGTTATGAACAATACGCCAGCCTGCACTGATAACCACTCGTGGCACGCGCCGAATCCAGATGCGTGATGTGGTTCCTGAAATTTCCGCGCCTGAGTCCAGCAGTTCGCGACCAGAAACATCACTAATCGACGCTCTCACGCTCTTAACATCGACCCATCCGGTTGCTGGCTGACCTGAAGGAAGTCGACCTGTAGCGGGTTTTTGCAGCGTAACCCGGTAACGCAGAGGTCCGGCTCTCATACGCCATAAATCCGGTAAGGCTGTAAAAGCGCTTCAACAGCAAAGTCCAGTGCTGAAGTTATATTGCCAACGTTCACTGCTTCACGGTTTGCATACCAGTGAGCAATCAACATCAGCATGGCCGTTTCAATATCTTCGCCATACAAAAGTGAATCAGGGTCGGCCAGATAAAGCGGGTCATCAGCCTTTTCATAAAGCCTGCGGCGGGTATACGTTTCAACATACCGCGCCGCCGCTTTAATGCGGGCCGTTATCCAGGCATCATCCTCGGTGAAGTCCTGCTCAAGGTTGCAGTGATATTTCACCTGTTCAACGGTCAGCATAAAAACCCCTTACTTCGATTTGCCCTTGGTTTTCTTTTCGTCTTCATCGTCGGACGATTTTTTTGCACCAGGTTCTTCGGTATAGCCACGTTCCACCAGCTGGCGTCCGTGTTGCTCCAGCGTCTCAAATTCAGTGCCTTCGGTAAGGACCGTCCCGCCGTGATAGATAGGCTTTATAGATCGCAGTTTCATGGTGTGCTCCTCAATGAAAAGCGGCCCGCAGGCCGCCGTCATGAATTACGCGCCAGCGGGTGCCGGGGCGGTAAAAGTACCGTAGATGAAGGATTCCGGGCGCTTAACTGCCAGCGCCAGTCGTTCTTCGCAGCGAATGGAGATCATGTTTTTCTCGAAGTCATCGGCGTTCTCGGTAGAGATAACCACGTTGGCATCTTCGCGGTCGAAGATTTGCGCGCCAGCATTAAATGCGCCGGTCAGAAATTTACCCACAAACGCGGCGGCTTCGGTCGCCACAACCGGCAGTCCCCACAGCGTCGGACCGGTCAGCGCAGCCGGGTTAGCCAGAATGTAGCGACCCAGGGAGTCCTTGGTCAGTTCAATCTTTGTCCAGTCCATAAAATGCAGGACGTGACCGGAAGCCGGGAAACGTGCCAGCTGCGCCTGAAGCATTGCCAGACGCAGATCGTCAATGCCATTCTGGTTTTCAACGGCAAACGCTGCGGCATACGCCGATGCCTGCGGCACAATTCCTTCCAGATGCGCGCCGGTGCCGTCACCGAACAGAATTTCCTGCTCTTCCACGTACTTCAGGCCATAGCGCAGTTCAGCATCAATGGTTGACTGGAGCTGTGGCATATCATCAAGAATCTGTTTTGCCGCTTTGAACAGGTGCGCGATGGTGCGAACCGGCGTGATTTTTTCGGCAAACTCAATGTCGCTGTAAGGCTTGGTTGTGTTTTCAGCAACCGCTTTAGCGTTATTGGTAAAGCCTGTCTGCTGCACCCAATAAATGGTGTTTGAGGCGGTGCGGCCCGGAGCGATGAGGTCACGGATGAACAGACGTTGTTTTGGCTGCGCATCAATGCCAGGCTGACGATCCGGCGCGACAATCTGGCCTGGTACGTCAACGGAAATCAGCGCAGCCTTAACAGGAATGCTCAGGCGCTTGTTACCTTCCACCCCTGAAGCGAAGGTTTTCAGCGCTTCTGAAGAGATAACCTGACGCCCTACGCTTTCAATAACTTTTGCAGCGTTGTTCAACGGCATATTTGCAACGTGCTGCTCCAAATCGCCAAGGGCGGCTTTCAGCGTCTTTTCCGCTTCACGAAGCGCATTGAACTCCGACGCCATCTTATCGACAGCAGCCTTAGTCTCTTCTGAAAGCGAGCCGGATTTTTTGGCTTCTTTCAGAGCTTCCTCAGCCTTCGCGCTGAATTTGCCGTTAGCTTCTTCAATGCTGGCGGTAACTTTTTTCAGAATTTCATTTACTTCAGACATGTTGTTTCCTTAATTGCCGAACGCGGCCAGCGCGTTTTTAAGTTGTTCAAGATTTTCAGGGTTGATTTCGTCGGTAGCGCCCGGCATACCTTCAGGACTGGCAACAGCGCCTGGCTTGTTGCCCGATAAAGCTTTAAGAAGTCTTCGACGCTCAGAACGCGGTGCGTCAGTTTTGGCTAAAAGAGCATCCAGTTTGCGAAGTGCCGCAGCCGGGCTGTCGTCGTCGTCAGAAATTTCGTCGGCTGACAGCAGGCGATCGGCAAAACCTTTATCTACCGCATCACTTCCACCGATATACGTTTCGCTGTCCATCATCGCGGCCACGTCATCTGCGCTCAGTCCTGTACGAGCTGCATAGATATCGCCCATGGCTTTATCAAACGGCTCCATATCTGACGCGATTTGTGCCAGGTCGTGACGGTTGCCCATTGCATAGACCCAGCAGTTATGGATCATCAGAAAAGCACCACGACCGATCTGCACCTCATCACCAGCCATCGCAATAACTGAGGCGGCTGAAGCAGCTAGGCCAAGCACCTTCACGGTCACTTTCCCTTCGTATTCGCGCAGAAGGTTATAAATCGCCAGGCCTTCGAACATGTCACCGCCTGGTGAGTTAATATTCACTGTTACGTCTGCGCCGCCAATCGAACGCAGAATTCCAGCGATACGGCTTGCTGTGATGCCCTCACCCCAGTAATCAGCGCCGATGACATCAAAGACTGAAATGCTGTTTTCATCGGGCTTAGCGGCTTTTATGCCGCCGTTCCATCGATCCATTGCCGCAGACGGCAGGTCCCGATTTCGGAGCGCAGATGGACGCCCCGCCGGTGCAGCCGGAAGGCTTTTCAGTGTCATTGGAATAGCTCCTAAGCCGCCTGTTTAAGCGGTGATTTTTCGAAAGGAATATCTGGGAAAACGTAGTTATGAACTTTGAGAAGATTCGCCGCCTGCGCCGCCTGACTGTTTTGCTTCAGGTCCTCAAGCGGCGTCAGGTTTAGTTGCACGGTATAAATTTCGCCGCCTTTTATTGGTGGCATATTTTCCAGGCGTCGCACGTCGTTGCGCGACATCCAGCCATTTTGCAGAGCCGTCGTGTAGTAAGCAGAACGACCAGCACTGTCGGCACGCAACAGGCCTTCAACCGAGAACTCTGCAAAAAGGTCTTCATCACCGTCCAGTAGGCAACGAGAAATCTCCTGCTCAATGTTTACCAGCAGAGGACGAAGTGTATTGGTCAGGAACTGAAGGTTCATTCCTTCCACGCTGGATGCCCAGCTGCTTTGCTTATCAGCATGTCCGACCATAAACGGCGGTACGCGAAACCAGCGGCAAATTTCTTCTATACCGAAGGCGCGGGACTCAAGCATTTGCGCGGCTTCAGGGTTCATGGTGACATTCTGGTACTTCATGCCGCCCTCCAGAACCATGATCTTCCCGGCATTGCGCGAACCGGTAAATTTCTGCATGTAATCTCTGAGTCGGCTTCGCTGCTCTTCGTTCAGAGCACCATCAGCAGACAGAAAACCTGAGCTCTGCAATCCGTTTTCAAAAATCTTTGCGGCGGACTCTTCAACAGCCATCGCTGCACCAATGACATCCCGGCCTGCCTGCATAGGCATCATTCCGCAGACACCGTCAAGGCCAAAGCCGCGAATGTGCATGATATATTTGGCGGGAATAACGCGCTGTGTTTCAACCTCTGTATAGGTGTACTCAAGAGAGCCACTATCCATACGCTTTACTACCATGTTTTGTGGCAGCAGAGGCACCAGTGAAACCAGTCGGTCACCAATCATTTTTTTCTCAATGAAGGCATTACCTCGCAGGCAGATGCTGGCCACTACCATCAGCATGAAGCGTGACGGTGTCATTTCCAGATTTGGGCGGCGGCAAAGCACCTTGTAAGCCGGATGATCCATAGCAAGCTTTCGTGAGCCATCATCCTGTCGCTCATATATCTTCAGTGGCAGGGTTGAAACTGATTCACTCAACAGCCTGACGCACGCCCATACAGCAGAGAGGTGTATTGCTTTATCTGCTGTAACCACTTTCCCACTGCTGCTCATCCCCATCCATTCCTGCCAGAACGTGCCGTTGGTCAGGCTGATGGGTACTCCCAACCAGTTCAACAGAGCGCTCTTAACCCTGCCCGGCTGCTTATCTTTTTTCATCAAAAACCTACCATTATCGGATTATCAAAGAAGCCGCTCAGGTCTTGTGCATCGTTTCCGCCATTTACCAGCAGTCGGCTTTTGGCAGTAAACAACGCGACCGGCCCGTCGATTTTGTTTTCAGGCGTGGATTTGTTCGGGAAGATGTTGTCGTTCTTGTCAGGCTTGACGGTTATGTTTGACATCATCCAGGTCATCACGGGATTACCGTCATGATGGATTTTGCTGCCATAAACTTCGGCCTGAACTGACTTCATGGATTCCGAAAGGTTTTTTACTGTCTGGGCGACTTCAACCAGAGGTAATCCTTCTTCGGCTAGCGCCAAGCTGAATTGCGTGGCGCTCCATGGGTCAAAGGCAATTTCCATCAGGCTTTCACCTTTCACCCACTCAACGATTTCTGCTTTGATGAAGCCGTGATCGATAACGTCTCCGTCAGTCAGTTCCAGAAAACCGGCGTCAGACCATTTGCGATACAGCTCAGCAATGTGGTTCGGAGCTGTCTCAATGCGTCCCTCCGGTAGCCAGAACCTCGGTTCCGTATGGGTTTTACCTGTCGGGTCTCGCCATACTTTCACCGCCGCGCAGATATCAATTTTGTTAGCCAAATCGACGCCAACCCATAGCGGCCATTTTTTACGCTCTTCAGAATCTGCAATGCCCTCCCTTTTTGCCCAGCGCTCCATATCCATCCAGGCGCTTTCAGCGGTTACCCAGATGTTCAGGTGTTTGGTAAAGAAGTTTGGCCGGGCGGCTACCTGTTCTCTGGCTTTTTTAGCCAGTCGCCGCATGTCGTCCCAGCGCTTACAAATGCCGAGTCCGGGGTTCGCCTTGGGCCAGTTAGCCTCATCGAACGGATCGTCTTCTTCATCCAGCGTGTAAATCACGGCAAAATACGTGTCATCGTCAACTACGCCGCGCAACACTTTTATTGCGTAGTCGCGCTGTTCAAAGCAGATCCCCTCTTTGTTGGTTCCGGCTGTGGTTATGGCAAAAAGCAGCGACTGGAGGCGTGCGCCGGTTGCGGTTTCCAGAACGTCCCATACATCACGCGTACGGTGAGCGTGGAGCTCATCGACAATGCCACAGTGAATGTTGAGGCCGTCCAGGTTATTCGCGTCGCTTGAGAGCGGCTCAAACTTTGAAGCGGAACGTTCCTGATGAATATTCAGTTTTACATGACCAAATAACCGGCCCAGCGTGCGAGGGGCCTTCTTGATCATGTTCTTGGCATCATCAAAAACTATTCGTGCCTGATCTCGGGTCGTTGCGGCTGAATAAACCTCCGCGCCCCCTTCTCCGTCAGCGCCGGTCATGTAAAGACCGATACCTGAAGACACTGTTGATTTAGCGTTTTTACGTGCGACTTCGTTATAAGCCGTCCTGAACCGGCGAACCATGACGCCGTCGCCATCTTCGTCCAGCATCTGTTCACCCGTGATTTCATCAATCAGCGGGATAATGAAGCCAAAAAGGTTAATCAGAATGAAGACATGCCACGGCATCAGCTCAATCGGCTTGCCTGCCAGTACACCTTTGACATGCGGAACAAAATTGTAAAAGTCGAGAATGTGCTGAGCGCGGTCCTCACTGAAGTAGATACCGCGTTCCGGCCCATGCTCTAAATCATTGAGGAATCGCTGGCACGCGAGGCGTACCAGTTCGCCAGCAACAATCTCGCCAGACAGCACGCGCTCGGCGTACTGAATTCCAGCTTGAACGGTTGCCATTCATCATTTGCGCTTTTTAAGAAATTCTTCCAGAGGATCAGCCTCCCCCTGCCCGTCGCTGCTAACTTTGCTGCGAGAAGCTGGAGTCATGCCGAATTCAGACATCATTGCCCGCAGACGTTTCCAGGCATCGGACATCATCGCAACCTGCGGATGAGCCTTTACCAAAGTTTCCCCCGCCATATTGGTCACGTTGTAAGTCTCACCAACCTGATCGATTACGTCGCGGTGTTTACGCCATTCGACATATGCGCCAATTAATAGCTCAAGCGCCATGCCATCAAGTTTGGAAATAACCCCGGAGCAGTCCAGCTCCTCACCGATCCGTTTGAACCAGTACTTTTCCTGTTTATTAAAATGCTTCGGAATTAGGGGTACCCCTGAAGGCGGTTTTGGCTCAGCCTTGTTCAAAGCCCGTTTGGATGGGTTCCCCTTAACCAAACGCAGAGCCGTCGGGATTCTCGGCGGTCCAGACATGATTGAAAACTCCTATTGATAGAACCTTCAGGGTCCCCTAAAAAAGTTTTGTAACCTGCGGCGGTGTGAAAAAAAGTTAGGCGGCGGTCCTTTGAGCCCAAAGCCCTGAACTTTTGCCCCGCCCTCCCCGCTAATTGATAATGAATATCATTTGCGCCGTAATGATTGCACTCCGCAACTATCTCCATTGCAATTCGTAATCATTCTCATTAACAGTGGAGTATGATGGTGGTTGGCTTCATCCTTCCAACTGGAGTTGCGCGCCAATCAAACCGAACGCCACCACTGCTTCTCCTTCCGGGTACTGGCTCAGCACAGCACGCAACTTCTCTTCAGCCTCTTTAACCTTCCCCTGCTGCTCTTCTGACATCGATGCAATTAGTCCTTTGAACATCATTAAGGTTTGCTGATCATGATTCACTTGGTTCTCTCCGTTGCTGTCTTGGCTCGGTGACATGGCCAGCACAACGCCTGAAGGTTACTGTCTTCATCGGTGCCGCCATGGGCTTTGGGTTTGATGTGGTCGACTGTCGATGCTGGTACCGGCCTGCCGTTCTTCATGCACTGCTGGCAGATATGTCTGTCACGCTGAAGGATGCGGGCACGGAAAACGTCCCACTTGCTCCCGTATCCACGCTGATGACGGCTCTGTCCACGCTGATGCTGTTGCCAGCCTTCATTGCGGTGAGCCTCACAGTATCCAGAACGATCGGTTGTTGTCTTACCGCAGCCAAGCTTCCGGCATGCGCGAGGGATAGCTGATGGCATACCGACTCCAATAAAAAAACCTCCCGAAGGAGGTTATCGTTTGTGAAGCAATCCGCCCGGCTGCTGTTCTTGCTTAATACGATTTCGGATTTGTTCGCTGATTAGAGCTGAAAGCTTTGTGTATTCATTTTCCTGCTTAACCAGAGCGCATAGGTCATCAACCACGTTGTACTCTGTAGCTTCGCCATTCAGATACCTCAAAACGATTTCTCGCACCTTATCAGCGGTAGTCTTGACAGTGTTAACGCCAATAGTCATGCTGTAACTTTGGATTGCGCCAGGCTGAATTAATGCGTCATTAATGAAAATCTGCCCTTCTTTAACGAGCATCCATCCTTCACCAGTGAACCACTGGTTAATGTGAATTGGTAAGCCTTCCCAGCAGGGTATGCCCAGATCGTCAAATCTCAGCGCCACCAGCTCATGACCTTCAGGAAGGACCGCATCCAGAGCTCGCTTGTATGGTGATTCTGTGTAACCCTGCCCACTCAGCGCGCCTACGTACAGCATGTCGCGGAAAGACTTCTTCTCTTTCCAGTCAGGTTTGGCAGCATAGACCTTGATAAGGTATTTCTCGCCGCGCTTTATGACTTCGCCGTGTTCGTCACGGCTGACAGTTCCGAGAATTGGTAACGTCACAATTGCCTTAACAATGCGTGCAGAGATAGTCATTCAGAGTTTCCTGCTAGTTGGATGTGTTTAACCCTCGGCAATGGTGAGACCACCAGCCGATGATTCATTGTGTTTATGCTGAAAATTGAACTCAGTGAATGCAGTTTTCAGAACAAAATAAAACCGCCCTGAAAGGCGGCCTGTGTTAATCGCTACTGCAACTGCCGCCACTGTCGGACGAACTGCCTGAGTCATAGCCGCCACTGCATGAATCGGAGCTGCTTGAGCTGCTGCTGTAGTCGTTACCGACGTAAATAGGGCTGATTGGGTTTAGCGGGTTTATAAGGTCGCTGCTTGAGCCAGTGTTGCTTTGATGACGGCGGCGGCGTTCTTCTTCCTCACGCTGGCGCTTACGTTGCTGTTCGGTTTGATATGTCATATTCACTCCAATAAAAAACCGCCCGGAGGCGGTTAGTCTGACATCACATTCATTTTGTGATCTTTATGAATGCCATTCTTGATCTTTGTTCCGACGAATGGTTATTAAGACTTTGTCCAAATGAGCATCGACAGTTTCAATGTGGTCATACGAATAAAGCGCGTTATTTTTAGCTGTATGTATAAGCCTTTCGACTTCTTCTGTGTTACGGGCGTAGCCCATAATATCTTTGCAATTTCCTGGCATATCATTTGAATCATAGGCAAGCACCATAAAGCACGGCTTAGGATCTAACATAAACCACCTCTTTTTTATTGAGGTGCGATTATACCAGCTCCGCGACGCTTCAAAGCGTGGCTAACCGTATCCCTTGTCGGAGAATTCTTAATCGCATAAAAAAAGCAGCCGCTTATGCTTGTTGTCGCCTGAGCGTTAGCTAATTTATTTTATGTAAAACCTAAAACCATAAAGAACTCCTACCATGTCCTTGGCCCACGGATGGGCCGCTTTTTTCATCATCAGGCATACTAGTAAATGCGCCTTGTGATGATCAGCAATCGTCATCTGGCTGAGCCACTGCACGACAGGCGAACATGCAAGCTTTCTGCATCTCCGTTTTAGCCATGGCAATCCAGCGCGGGTCTGCACCGGTTTCTTTTGACGTATCCAGCAGATTGAGAAAGTGGCGGCTTACCTCTTTCAGTCGGTTCATCACTTCAATATCGCCAGGCGTTAATGTTCGATACCCCTTTACGGTACTGCCATCCTGCGGCTTTGCTTCGCTCATACCTTCCTCTGCTTAATTTAGACATTGCTCATTGATATATTCTTGCAACCCGGCTATTTGCTTTCCGGCTGTTTCGATTCGCTCTCTGAGGGTGAAATAATTCCGCTGAGCGGCGTCAGTAAGTCTGGCGCTGGCTGCATCATCCACGCTGGCGGCTCCGGTGGAGGACTTTTTCTGGCAGGTGGCGTTGAGCTGCAACCGGCGCTTACCAGTAGCAACATCATCATGCAGCTGATCGATAGTGGCTTTAGCATCAGCCAGCTCCTGTGTGTATTTGGCATCGAGCGCAGCAACGCTTTGCTGGCGACGCTGCATGTCATTGATAGTTTCCTGTCTCGTTTCCGCCAGGCTGTCTGCTGCTTCGTATTTGCTGTGGTAGTAGTTAGCTACCGAAGCAAACACTGCAACACAGAGACAGAGGAGAAACCACAACAGTGCGCGCCAGTTACTTGCCAGCCAAATCATCTACGCTCTCCGCCAGGCACATGGTGCGCTCCATATCGCGGCGGTTCATCAGTCCGCGCCACTTCTGCCCGCCTGCGTAAATCCAGCGGCGCAGCTCTTCACAGGCACCATCGACGTTACCGGCGTTAAGCTTTTTCAGAAGTGAAGATTTCGAGAAAGCACCTGTGCCAACGTTATAGGTGAAGCTGTAGAGCGCGGCGCGCTGATATTCGCCGAGCGGCACTTTAACCATTCCGTCTACGGCTTTCTTTACCGGTTGCAGGTCATTCCACATCAGGCGATCGCATTCGCGGTCGGTATACTTTTTACCTTTGATGATGTCATTGCCCGTATGCCCATCACAGACAGTCCACACGCCAGCGACATCTTTATAAGGTTCGTACACACGCCCTTCGACACCATCTTTACCGCCGAGAAATAACGTAGCGATAAGCATGGAGCCGCCACCCGCTGCGGCAATCAGTTTATTGCGCAGACTTGCTGACATAGCCATGCTTATTCCTCACCGAGTTTTTCAGACGGTATGTAGCCGCGTTCTTCCAGCGCCTTTATCTGCGCCAGAGAGACTTTGCGTTTGAAGTAAAAATTGATAGCGAATGTCAGTAACGCGACAACGATACCGGCGATAACACCAACAGCACTCCACTCATCGGGGCTTAATCGGGTGAGCAACCCGTTGGCCACCGTTCCGGCAGACGCGCCGTAGGCTACGCCAGATGCAAGTTTGCTCATATCGATACTCATGGTCACCTCCGTGATAACGGTCGGTGCTGTTTGTAGTCTTATAAAAGTTGCGCAACGCCACGGTGTCAAAAGTGTGTGTGGAGACTGTTTGGCGTGCGCAAAAACGAAAAAGGCCCACCGAAGTGAGCCTTTGTGAATTTTACTATGCTGAATTAACTAGCATTATTTGCGAAAAGATATATCTCTAGCCTACTAAAGTAGGTCTGTCATCTCAGAGGATGACTTATGAAACGAAACTTGAACTCTTTTCCCGCCACCTCTCACCCACCCTGTAGAGCGCGGGATTTTTTTTGCAACTCTTGAACCCAAAGATATGAACCTTTAATGCTTATTTCACCTGCAATAAGGAAGGCGAGAAATTTGACTTAGGTTACGGCTTAAGCTTGCTGCCTCAGATATACCTGCCATGCTTAGTGTTCTTCATGTAACACGACTCAGGCGGAGGGTCTATGAATCAGGTCGAACTCCGCTGCCAGGGGTGCGGATGCAAAATATTCATCTTTTCCACTTACAGCAAAGCGAACCGAACCAGACATGGAGCAATATGCGGGCGATGCAGAGCGCCATTAAAACCAGCCTCTATTGTTAAAATTAATCTAAGCTGGCTGTATCGTTAATGAAATAAAGGTGGGTTTTCGTTACGTGATATTTGTAACAATACGGGCGTGGTATAAAGGTATTACTACAACCAACAGGTTGCAGATGCAGGTTCAAGTCCTGCTGCCCGTAAATTTTCCTGAACAAACTTCTGCTTTCCATCTTTCCGAAAAAATAACCTGACGCTATAGCGGTAACTACCTTGCCCATCGGCAACAGGGTTCAAATCATCTTTTAGGAAAGATTAAAATTAAGTTTGCTTAACTCAGCCATGCCTTAAATTCCCATGATTATGAAAATTCAGAGGGCATAGCTGAGTTAAAGTTGCCGCCCCGGGTGCCTCCCGGTAAGCCACACAATGATCAATATGGCTTGTGCAAGATTACCCACAGCGTTAGCTATGAAGACCATTTACACCCCGCCGCTTAGGGGGATTAGCAGCAACTGAAAAAAATTAACATAAATTTATTTTCAGTAACTCCTGACAAATTCTGAAAACATTGAGGCATAAAAAAACCCCGCCGATAGGCGAGGTTTCGAATGTTATGTGTCAGTGCGTAGTGACAACTCATAGCAGATTAAAGCCGGTTTTGTCATGACACAACCCTTTTCATCAATGGCGTGACGATATTTTCTTTTTTGCACTCACGATCCATTTCAAGGGTGATATTCAGCGCACTGAGACAACCATCAATAAAGCTTTCTGCTTTCTGAATACGCAGGGAAACCGTGTTGTAAGAGACCCCGCATTTCTTTTCCAGTGCCCGTAACGGCAGTCTGTCGATGTAGTACCACTCAACCAGTGCACAAAGGTGCTCATCGCTCTTACAGAGCCGTATCATGGCCTCGTTGATGAACATACCGTCATCATCGCAGCAGGAAGGCTTACCGGCCCGGCTGGCTGGAAGTAACCGTGAAAGCCCCGCAGCAATACGTGGATAGCCAACGTTCGTCTTGCCGCTTGCTGCCCATACACCCCAACGCTCTAATACCTGTGACATGTCACGCATAGTTAATCCTCTCCACACACTTTATTTTTTGTCTGTCCCAATCACACCGACTGCAATCGCGTGATCGAGGAACCTGAACAGCAGTTCAATCTGACTGCCAAATTTTTCTTCAAACGCTTTCATATCCCGGTGCAGTTCATCGTGATGCGCTCTGCATAGCGGTATCACAAATAAATCATGCGCCTTGGTACCCATTCCTCCCTGCCCGTGTCCGATGATGTGATGCGGGTCGTCTGCCTGCGTGCCGCAGCATGCGCACTTCTGTGACTTAACCCACCGCGTATACGTCGTACTTTCCCAGCGCTTACGCCTGGGGCGTTTCATGAATGATTCCGGCGACTCAGGATCGGCGTGAAGGCTGATTATCTTTTTGACCACCAGCGCAGCATCCTGAATTACTTCGGTTGCACGTCGCTCTGGTGCGATGAAAGACTCTTTGAGCGTGCCGGTGCCTGCTTTGTCCTTTGGCATGCGGAGAACGCGCCTTGCCGGTGCCTCCGGTATCAGGTCGATTACGTCATTCAGGGATGCCCACCAGCACAGTTCAGGCAGCGTTAAATGATGCTCACCCGTCAGGCCCAGTTCATAACTGGCGGTTCTGATGATCCATAGCGCCATATTGCTTTTAGCTATGCTTTCAACTGACAGCGGAATGCCGTTTTCCCGGAGTTCATTATCATGGCTATAACACAATGACACCAGGCCGATTTCAGTCTCAAGCAGCGTATATTCGTGGTGATGCCATGTTTTCGCATCATGCAGCTGACAACACTCAAACGTACGGACGAAAGCCGCTAGTGCATTCATCCCACCAGCAGCTTTAATTACGCGTTCATGGCTAAAGAAAGGCTCTAACGAGGTTTCGTCCAGCAATGGCTGTGTGCCGTCATTGATGCGACCGGATGGCAGGTCTTCCATGTCAGGTGTCGGTGTGCAGACCAGAACGCGGTTACGGAACAGGTGAAGCAAGTCTGAGCCTGGCTTAAGCAGCACAATCCCTGTACGCGGTGCGATTTCAGGTGTAAGCAGTGCTCTCATGCGTTACCTGCCAGCTCTTTGTCGTGGGTGTACTCCCCATTCCATGACTTTTTCATTGGCATCTGGCCTTTGAGGTACTTCCGGTAAAGCCAGACAGCGCCATCACGAAGCAGTACCGGCTGGTGAGTAGTGAAGCTTGCCGCTGACGTTGGGTTAATCTTGCTGCTTTTCTCTGTCAGGTATTTATCACGGGCCTGAGAACGAACACGCCACTGCGCATGATTGCCATTAGGGTTATCGTCATAGAGCCAGTTTGCATCCTGAAGCCAGGCGCTTATCTTGCTGGTATTGACACCGTTCAGGCGCTTGCAGAACTGAACGGGTGACAGGCCATCACTGAACAGGTTCTCAAGGTGATCGATATACTGGGCCTGTCGGTGAGTCAGCACTTCTGCCTGTTGTTTGGCTTCCATTGCATCAGCCCATGCACGAGCCAGCTTAATCGGGTCAGAGATATCAGGCAGCATCACGCCATGGACTTCACGCAGGCTGAAGTAGCTTTCCTCAAGCTTTTCGTAGAATGACCATGCCTCGTCCGTATCGACGATCTTTGACATTCGGGCTGCGCCCTTCTCGGTCCAGAGAATAAGCTGACTTGTGCGCTTATCAACCACACCACTAACAGTGGGTAGGTTCTTAAAGTCACGGAGCTGGTCGCCCTTAAGCATGAAATAGTGACGCCCCTCTTCGAAGCGAGTGCCATTTCTCATGAGGTTCATGTGAATACTTTTTGAATCGGCACCATAACCTTTAGCGAGAAGGTCAGTAGTGATCACCCGCTGCTCTCGGTACATGACGACAGGCACGCTTAATGAGGTGCTTGATGAAAGGATTACTGAGTTTGATGCAGGCGTAGCTACGCCCATTGCCTGATTTGGCATGTTCTCTTCTCCACACACTGTTTTTAACCGGTCCCGCCCCATCATCTGCAAATGAACGGGACCAACCTTTGCCTGTGGCGACTGCAATTCGCCAGTAAGCCCTTTTACTATAACCACTTTTACTGTTCATGTAACCAGGTGCGGACCTCATACGGCCACTGCTACAAATGGCTTGATAGTTACCTGTGCTTTGCCCTTTTTGGTCTGCTCGCCCCACTCTACAGAGAACCGCTTTATCTCCCTGTCATCCACCCATACGCCTGCATGTGTCAGGCTGTCGAACAGCGCTTTCTGGTAGTTATCAAGGTCACGGTTCCGCTTGTCTGGCGGGAACAGCAGCACGTTAACTTCAACGTTCACTGTAATGGGCTGAGGTGCGCGCTTTAGCTGTTCCATAGCGGCGGCAAAGGCATTGATGCGAAAAGAGCGCCCGGAGGCGCTAATTTTCATACCTGTACTCGTTGCCCGCCAGTAGCCGTTTACGCTTGGCGGGAACGGCAGGATTAACTTCACAGTTCACCCCATAACATAAGCACGAAATATTTAAATGCCACCAGCGGCCAAGCCAGCCCTCGTAGAAGAGAGGGGAGCGGGCTGCTGATGTCCATGTATTTATTTGAACAACTATGCTCAGCCACAAGGCCTGCTACAAAAAAGTAAATGGCAGTGAATGCAAAGGCTCCAATTAACGTTTCATAGCTGCTCATGACACCCTCCCGGTAAAGCGCTCACGCCAGGTGAGTTTACGAGGCTGTTTTATGGCATCTTCCGGCTGAATCTCCACCAGCACATATGCGCACTCGTCAAACTTTCCCTGGCGCTGCATTGTCAGAAATGCCGCCTTTTCGGCGGCCTCTTGTTTGTCGGTAGCGTTAATCTGATGAACATCGAAGCCATTGCTGTGAACATGCCAACCATGGATTACTGCAATGAAGCGGCTCATACCGCCTCCCCAACATCTGGAATGGTCATCTGACCGGCTACCTCACGAACTGCCTGACGCAGCATGCGAATGTTTGACCAGCATTCACGATCCGTTTGCTCCACCAGCGCGGTGAATTCCTGAACCGTGCACGGCTTATCCAGGCGGGTTTCAATCAGTACCGATGAGAAGCGTTGAAAATAGGTACCCTCACTGTCTGGCTCTTCGAACTGGTCAGCAATCCAGAGCTTCAGCTCTAGGTTATCCTCATGCTCTTTAATGAGGCGTAGAGCCTTTTTAATGGTATCGGCTGGTACAACCATCATTTCTGGCGCTTCGACTGAATCTGAGGCCCATACGTGCGCGTATTTAGACTCTGTGAAGCTGTATTCGGGTTTGAGTCCGAAGCAGGCAATGGCACAAGCCCATGTTTCAACACCGCTCTGCTCAAGGATATCCTGACGGGTCAGCGGTAGTTCATCGCCGCAATCCTGCTCCGGCTGCTCCGCTTCTTTGAACGCCTGCGGCATCCCTTCGCGGTACTCATTGATGATTGCCAAAACTTCTTCGCGGCGATCTTTTCCGACATAAAGAGCAAACGCACCATCCTCTACGTTATCCATATCGGACACGCTGAGCAGTTCTAACAGGCGGCGTGCTTTGGCTGCGCTGAACTGTGGCATAGCGTCGGCCTTAGTCAGCTTCTTCTTACCTGCGGCTTTGGCCTTTTGCATCTGTTCCTGAGCAACGGTTGATGCTTTCACGCCGTGTTCACGCTGCATGGCAATAGCTGTGGTTGCGGCCACTTCTCCAGCCTTAACCATTTCAATCAGCGGTTCGCCAACGGTCAGTAGTTGCAGGTGTTGCTCAACGTCGGTGATCGAACGCTTAACCTTGGTGGCGATTTCGGATGGCTCTAACCCCTGATTAATCAGGCGCTGATATGCAGCTGCACGTTCAAGCGGCAACAAAGCGCGACCCTGACTACTGGTGACCATGAACGCCACGCTGTCAGCCTCACTGCCCACGAAGTCCTTGCACTCAAGGCGCAGTTCATACTCTGCTGCCTGAGCCAGCTTCGCGCCGTAGTATCGGTGATGGCCGTCGATAATCTTGATGCCCTTCTCCGTAACCTTAACAGCCAGCGGAGGCACGTGCTCACCAGCGATAAAGGCGTCGCGGAATTCCTCGACGTGGGTCTGGTCAATCTCCCGGATGTTGTAATTATTTTCGACGTAGAGTTCATCAACGCCCAGCAGATAAGTTTTGCGGGTAGTGATGTTGGTATCAGTATTCTTCTTGTCGTCGTAAATCTTTGCCAGTGTGCTCATGCTGTTTTCAGCTCCCATGTCAGGACAATAATCAGCGCGGTAATCATCAGTGCCGCAGTGCGAATGCTTTGGTAAAAAACCACGTTCAGTTCGTAGTGGTGCATCAACCGGTTATTCATCTGATAACCTCGCGAAGATTGCTCTCACTGACCCGACCGCTGTTTATTCCGGCGTAGCGTTCGCAGCGTACCGAACCCATCACGATGCAGTGCGTACGGCGCAGAACGGCCTTTTGACGCAGCCCCTCCTTGCGGGTTGAATCCATTGCACGCAGCCAGACTTCCGCAGCACGACGCCAGAGCTTCTTTTCTTCAAGGCGATAAGCCTTGTTGCTCAGTAATGAAAAGCTGTCATCACCTTCACTGGCTGGCTCAGACACAAAATAACGGCACTGATTATCGCGAAAGACATCGCCGATAAGTGTCAGGGTGCCAATACACTTGCTCACCTGAATACGACTGATGCCGGTAGACTTAGCCAGCTGCGCCGTTGTCTGCCCCGGGTTGGCTAACAGGTGCGTCACAATCATTGCTTCAATATTCATCATGTTCACTCCTGTTATGCTCCACGAAAGCCATGAGGCGTTTCTTTATCGACTTCGGATACAGCCATTACATCGCGCTGCCATTTGCCGTTCACGCATGGTGGTCGGCCTGACTTATCCCATTTGGTCGCTGACAGGAGATAGCCAGGGAAGTTTTTGGGAATGAACAACGTTGCCGGGCGAAGGTATTGAGCCTGCTCTGTGTTGCGCCAGTGCTCATGCTTGTAATCAACCACCAGCATCAGCTCGGCAGGTTTGTAGCCTTCCGCCAGCCGGCCCCGGATATTTTCCAGTGATGAACGGCTAAATTGGAATTTAATCCCGGTTGTTTGGTTCAGGTGAGTCAGAACCTTTTTAGCAGAGTCATTGATCAAAACTTCCCGGTCGGGTTGCGAGGCAACCTGACAAGAAGGGGTTGATGTAATCTCTGTAGTAATCTCTGTTGTATTCTCTGTAAGACGAGGGCAATTTGCCCCCATCGATGAGTTTAAATTGCCCTGATCGATTGGTGCAGATTGCCCTGTTCGATGAGTGCAACTTGCATCCTTCGATGAGGGCAATTTGCCCTCATCGGCCAGCAGAGGGTTTGCGTGGTTAATTGCGTAATAATTAGTCCGATCATGCTGTGCTTTTTTCAATTGCTCGACAAAAATTAAGTCGCGTTTTTTAAGTGATGTCAGAGCGCGTTTAACGGTGTCCGATGACCAGAATGGGAACTGATTAGTCCAATCTTCGATAGTGTTATAAACCCAGCGCTTGCCGTCATATTCGACGCCGGATGTGGTGTCTTCCAGCCAATAGCAAATCTGCTGCAGCACAATCGCCTCATTCAGACCAATGCGCTGCGCAAGCTCTGGGCTTATCACCAATGGTTTAACTTTCAGAAGTAGGCTCATGAATTACTTCGACCTCCCTGAAATATTGCTTAAACCGTTCAAGAGAGCTGAAGCACTCGCCATGTTCGTAGTTGTCGCGCAGGTAGATAACCCTGTCGTTCTCTGGCTCCCAGCGGATGACCCGCACAGGGATGCCGCGCTTATCTCGGAAGATACGGTCAAGCTCTCGCATTTAGTCGCCTTCATTCGCTGGTTAGCATCGCCCACAGCCCAGTCAACAAAGCCGTGGTTAACTTCTTCGCTGACGCCTAGTACATTGAGCACATACCGCAGCAGCTCACCGCTAAAGCGCCCACCCGTCGAGGGAAGGCAACGGAATTGCGGTAACCCTGATAATCTGGTTAAATTGATCACGCGATTAGTTCTCCACACACGTTGATTTAGTCGCATCGAACGTCGCGGGCTGCAATCCTGCGGCGTTCACCTTTTCTGGCGCGCAAAAAACGCGATACAGCAGCGTCAGATGCTCCTGCCACTTAGCCATGACCTGATAGCTGTTCTCTTCAATCTGCTCACGCTCATTTGCATCAATCACGCCATCGGCGGTTGCTTTGCGAATGTAAGCAGAGTGCTTGCCAATCCACTCAACTGACTCCATCAGTCGCTGATTGATGTCCGCGTTATCAACATCCTCAATGTCCACCAGCGGAACGTTGACGCTGTTAGACTGGCGGGATACGGCATTAGCGATGTACTTGGTGCCGCTTGCCTGCTGCAGAACCATCGCCCAGCCCATTGGGAAAATCTGATCGCCATTGGTACGCAGGCGGTTGAACAGTGCATCCTCAGTCACGCCCAGCCATTCAGCTGCTTCTGCATACCCACCCGGAAGACTTGAAATAGTCTTCTTGATTGCTGCCACCAGCCATGCTGGTTGCTTCTCTACCTGCCAGTGCTTCTGATCCACGGTTAAGCCCTTTTGCCTGTGGTTAAAATTAAAAAGCTGTCGATATAGACTTGTGATCACACTTACGATTTGCAGGGAACGGCTTTACTTCTTCCGCTGAAATTGTCCCGTCCTCATGGAGAATCACAGTGATGTCACGCTTTAGAGAAATCGCTTTGAATATCGCGCTTTGGTATACGCCTAAATCGGTAGCTGCCTTTGTCTGACCAAACTGATCTACATAATCTTTGAGTTTTATTCTCTGGCTCATAATCATCTCCTAATGGACAGGCTTAATTATCACCGCTAGAGGTAAAATAGTCAACACGTGCGGTGTTAGTCATTTATCCCATGCGGTGATAAATTTCACGTATGAATGCAAAGAAAAAGCCGCTCACTACTGAGCAAATCGAAGACGCGCAGAGACTGAAATCAATCTATGAGCGCAAAAAATCTGAATTGGGCATTTCCCAAGAGTCAGTGGCGGACGCCTTAGGCGTAGGTCAGTCAGCTGTTGCATCATTGTTGAATGGCGTAAACGCTCTAAATCCCAGTAACGCCTCAGCATTAGCAAGATTTTTGAAAGTTAATGTTGGTGAGTTCAGTCCGAGAATCGCAGCTGAGATCGCTGACATGTATCAGTCGATTGGCGAGGAAAACTCTCGCCCGAATCACTATGAGTATCCCCTGTTCACCTATGTCCAGGCTGGTGACTTTTCTGAGGTTGGTAGTTTTACCTCCAGAGATGCTAAGGCGTGGGTTCCGACAACCAAGAAGGCCAGTGACAAAGCCTTCTGGCTTGAAGTCAAAGGTCACTCAATGACTGCGCCACAGGGTGTTCGACCAAGCTTCCCTGAAGGGATGCTGATTCTTATCGACCCGGCAGAACCGGTCGAGACTGGCGACTTCTGTGTGGCATCAGCGAATGCTGACTCTGAAGTGACTTTCAAAAAGTATGAGAAGGATGCAGGGGTCAGCTATCTGGTACCGCTCAATCCGTCCTATAGAATTCTGGACTGCGATCATAGCTGCCGCATCATAGGTAAAGTGGTTAAGGCTCAGTGGCCGGAAGAGACGTTTGGGTGAGTTGTTTAGTATTGGGGCATGATTGAATGAGCGAGATAACAAATGCTTCCGGGAGAATCGCATTTATCTTCCCTGCAAAATTTAATTTAGAGGGGGCAAGGTCCCCTACATTGAACTTTACTGTAAGAGATGACGGCATCATTGCAATGAGCATGGGCATTTCTTTCTTGGAGCTCAAGGCCGGATCTCCTTATTTTGTTAACCTTAAGCTTTTCAATCCACATAACGAAGAGGTTTCCATTTCATCATCCATGGATGCAATTCCTGGAGACCATATTGACCCGATAAGACGATCTTCTTTTCTTACTGCTAGCTATTTCTTTAACCCAACATTCAATGGCACGCATCGATTCAGATGTGAGCTTTTAGACATATTGGGCGAACCTACAGCACCCGTTGATAGCATGGATGTTCTATTCAATGTCTTAGGCATGGAGGCTGATAATGGCTAAAGATCATATGCGTCTTGTAAGCGCGACATCACCTGAAGACCTTGCTGATGGACATGGAATAGATAATGAGCGATCATTAGAACGCGGGGGCGGAAATGGCGGTGGAGGCAACATGACTGAGCGGTTAGACAAGCTTGAAAAGAAAGTCGAAGCAATCGACTCTACGCTTATACGCCTGAATGAAAGCCTTATCCGTTTAGACTCAAAAATTGACTTGCAAAGCTCAAAGCTAACTGGAGCGTTAGAGCTTCAATCAGCAAAACTTGCATCAGCTCTGGAGTTGCAATCGTCTAAGTTAGCTTCCGAACTGGCACTACAGTCACAAAAAATTTCATTATCGCTAGATAATCATACATCTGTGTTTGATGGGAAGTTGAAGGATCAAAAAATAGCCATCGTCTTTTGGGTGCTAACAATACCTGGTGCACTCTTTGGCGTGGTTAAGCTTTTTGAGTTGCTAGCCTCCAAATAGCCTTGCAGCCCGGCCACCACGCCGGGTTTTTCATGCCTACCGATCCAGCACGCGCACTTGAGCTTCTATTGCCTTTATCATCAACTCTGTTCTTTCCTCTCCTTTATGAGCCAGCGCCGCTCTAAGTGCATCTGCTATCACTATCTGCTTCGACTCAACCCCAAAATCGTGAAGCGTGAAAACCACGTCACCGACAACCCTGCACATCTCATCGTAAAGCTCATCTGATTGTTTGCTCATGAATCTGCCGCTCAAGAAACACACAAAAACCACCTTACCATATGCTCAATTCAATAATTTAGCGTTCAAAGAATTTTTAATATCAGATCAATCAACAACATAAGCACCGCTGGATATAAAATATCTCTAGCGGTGTTGACTGATTTATCACTTCCGGCAATAATGAAGACATCAGCAGCGAACAGGCAGGACGCCCACGAAGTAGCCGCCCAGGGCATATGAAGGCCGGGATGATTCGCTAAAGCAGTTGCAGTGGTGTGAGGGCAGTAGTGTGAAGATGATTAAAAACATGTCGAACACAACGGTCAGGGACCTGATTACCTTTTTGAGGCTATTCCCAGATGCTGATGTTGTCTGTTGTGGTGATGCCGGTGTGGTGAGTGTGCAGTGTGATGTTGAAAACGTGGTTCGCGGACCAGCGTTTTAAGAGTACTGAATTGCTGTGTTAGCGGTTACTCCGGGAGTTTGGTTTAACCACCCTTTTTCACAACGATAAGGACATTTGCAAAGCGGGTGTTTTCGAACGCTTTAGAGACGTGGAGTAAGTGTCCTTCTCGTTGTGGTGAATGCGGCTAGCGCACGCGGAAGACTGTCAAACAGCGCATGCTAAAAGTCTAAGAGTTTCCGCTCTGGAGTTTGTCAGTCTGACCAGAGCACCGGGAGGCACCCGGCACCGCAGCAACCTTTCATGTGTGGAGTAATCAGGCTGTGGGTTATTGCAGTAGCCCACCAGCCAACTTAAACGAATCCAATAAGTTTTTATTGCCGTCAATGGCAAGGGATTCATGCAACTAAAAATCGTGTGTGGAGAATTTTAATGCTACTGACGCTAACGAAACCAGCCTTGTTATCTGCTTTGCTTTTTCAGGCAAAGAACGACCCACGTTATTACCTGATGGGCTTCTGCTTTGCTCCTGGCAAAGAACTTTATTCAACCGATGGTCACCGTTTATTTATCGGTGAGCATCAAACCGATGGGCTTGAACAGAACATTATTGTTCGACTTAAGGGCCCACGCTTCACTCGTTTCGATAAAGCCACTTTTGACACTGAATCAGGCGTTGTTACTTATCTGGATGAATTTGGTGTTCGTCAAAACCTCGGGCTCTGTGAAGTGGTTGATGGCAAATACCCGGATGTTAAACGCGTAATCCCTACTGATAACAAACCAGTTTCTGAGATTGGTTTTAACGCTAAATATCTGGCAGATGTCGAGCGCGTTGCCCGGCTTTATAACCCTAAATTCGAATCAATACGCATCAAACCTAATGGCAGCTCTACAGGGTCGCTGATTGAAATCAGGAACCCATGGGAAACCGCAAAAATTATTGTCATGCCAATGCGTCTTGATTAACCACGCCTCACTAGCGACTGGAGAATTTCATGGAAAAGCCAAACGACCATATCACCGTTGGCATCATTACCCTGCCCTACAGCCACATCCTGAACGGCTGGATCATGCCTGATGGCTCGGTAATCAGTAACCCTATCAAGGCGCAGAACGAAGCTGAGCGCCTTAATAAAACCATCAACATTACTGTTCACTGAGGGCCATCAGAATGCTTTCAAATAAATCCAATAAAGAATTGGTAGCAGCAGGCCATCAGTTTGCCAAGAACCTAGGTGCGGACACTCCACTGCTTGAAATGGCAAAGATGGTTAGCGAGTTGTCTTCTCGCCTGGACGTTGCGAATGTTCGGGCCAACCTGATGGCCGCAGAAGTTTTGCGAATCAACAGTGTTCTGCCCGAAACCATTAGCGCCCTTCAGGCAGCTGGTGCTGACCTGACACTTATTGATGACTTGAACGTCGCTCTTTCTACACCTGCCAGCGACCAGTGGATTCGTACGATGCGTGGTGAGGCTATCGGTGAAGTACGTCGTGCAGTCTGCACGCTGACTAATCACCACCAGCCAGGCATTTCTCACGCTATCAACATCATCTCGCAGATGGAGATGGATTTGCTCCGCTCACGTCCGGCTTTGAAGGTGGTGTCATGAAAAAGATTGCCCAGTACCGCCGCAGCAATGGACCCAACTCAGGCTTCAATGAAAAGCTGGCGTGGCAGTTATCGAAAGGACCAGCAACAGGCCGTGAACTGTCAGCCAGGCTAGGTATTTCACTCATTGAGTTCAACAGGCTGATTCTCAATACCATGCAGCGTGGCGGTCAAACCTTACAGATCGAAGCATCCAATCTGGTTCGCCTGGAAGGTGGTTCGATTGACCGCACCTACACGTTAATCAGGAAGCCGCGCCGTGTTGCGCCAATGCCAGCTAAATCAATGGTCATCAATTATCGCAATGACCGGTCAGATGAAGCCATTGCTAAGTTCAGGAAAGCAGCCGAACGCCGCGCGCGACTGATCGCCAATGGCATCTACCTTGAATGTATGGGTTAAGGGAGAGTGATGCAAAACTACAGCGATATGCTCGACTTTGAAATCAACTTCTGGGTATCCGAAGTGACGGGCAAGACCGCTGAATATTGTAATTCATGGGCCGATGCTGGCCCTCTTATCCAGCAGGCTTCGATTGCTGTCTGTTGCTTCAAAAATTCTTTGGCCGATGCATTCCCTACAGCTGAAGGTTTGATGAGCAATAAATTCGTGTCACACCTTAACCCGCTTCGGGCAGCAATGATTGTTTTCCTTATGATGGAGGAGAAAGGCATTGGGTAAGTCCGCAGCAGAACGCAAAGCCGAGCAGCGGAAACGTCAGGCCGCTGCCGGTAATCACAAGATTGAACTGATTCTGGATGATCAGGAGCTGGTAATGCTCGACCATGATTGCGCCGCTCGTCGTCCGGGTCGTGATCCATATGACCGTTCAGAACTGATAGCACTGATGATTCGCAAATATCATGGCGAGCTGAAGAAGCAATTAGAAGTGTTGGCTGAAAGCCAGTGTGAGAAGTGTCATGAAAGTTTGCCGGTTAATGATTGCCCATGTCAGGGCGATGCAAAATGCTGGACCACCAGCGGCTGGCACAAAGTGAAATTAACTATCGATACGCCGTGA